TGCTCATCCGCCATGTGTTGCGCCTCCTCCTCAGAAACCGCCTCACGATCCCAAGTAGTCTCTTGCGAGCTTAAGGGGACAGGGGCTATATCAGATAAGAAAGACATAACATGGTGGATATTAACTCCATAATTTGGGGACGCATCATCCGGGCCACGGTTTCTGTGAATACCAACGACTTTGGCGCCAACAAGAATTGGGGCGCCAGAATGTCCATTGATAGTCGACGCGTAGTGTCGGACCTCAAACGGTGTAACCTCAGCGCGACCCACAGACTTAACAGGCTTACCATTACGGTCAAAACCATAAACGATAACTGCTGGATGCGTGACGACGCTAGAGTACATACGAGACTTGAGTGGAACGATTTGTGCACTAGATACACCCAACTCGCTCCATATTTGCGTTCCCACCTTAACAGCAACGAAATCAATAACCGCATCTTTACGAGCAGTAGTGCGTTCGAGGCTGATATCAGCATACTTCTTGCCCGCGTACATCCGAAAGGAATCACGCGACACAAGATTATGATGAACTGTGAAAAGCAACTCGCCAATCCGAAATCCAAACCCGAGGAACGTGTCAGCAGACTCCTTCGCATCTTGACGACACGACTGACCTGCACACAACACCACGATAAACCCTGGAAACTCAGCTTCTTGGAAGTTAGAGTTGGGCTTAATCGACTCATTGATTTGAGTTGGAACCATATTCGCCTGGTCGAGCATTATACGAACAATGCGACCATCTGGCAATTGAGATTCAACATAATCACCGAGCTTGGCGTCCACGCAGCGACGCATGAACGGCAAAACCTCGGTTAAGGGCCGATCTGGAAATTTAGGACCAAAGCCATACGACGTGCGATGGCGGCAACAAAGTGACCGCCAAAAAGAGTCCCAAACCCAAAAGCCCCAGCGGCACACAAGACAACAACGAGACCGACGATTAAATCGCTGGGCCTCCCGGCAAGGCCGGAGTATTGATTGAATTATGCTCCACGTGAGCGTTAAGGCAAGAAGCCCAATAACACACACCATCGACCAGAAACAAACCTCAACCGCATAAAACTGCACATTGCTGCGCAACTCTTGGTAGTAAAAGTGGTCCCTCATCGACTGATTCAAGAACAGTGCGGTTGGGAAACTATCATTCGATCGAAGTTCCCAATAACGGGTTGATCGTCCAAAAGACAGAGTCTCATTCACAAAGTTCCTCATCGGGTCCGCGAAGCGGCCAAACACCTGTGCCGGCGATAATTGCGTAAAACTTGGACTAGCCGAGTACGCACCTTGACACCGAGCAAAGGGAATGGTCGCCATCGCATAAACGATGAACACAAGCTTTTTCATAAGCTCATGCCGAAGAGTATGACTAAGAAAATCAGGAAAATGGTAAAACAACTTACCCATCAGATTGCGCGAAACACGAGGCATAGGATACCCCACAGACCGCACAACCCGTGTCAGCTGAGTAGTACTCAAGCCGACCTTACGGGAATCGTCGTAAACTTGTTCCCACGCCAACCGCCGCGCATATTGATGCGGATCTTGCGCATAATCGCACAAGCGGTCAGTTGGAGTGGGCGGAGCGCG